CACATAGTTAAAAAGAATATTGGAATTATTGCTAACTTATTCATCTTTACCATCTACCTTTAATACAACCACAGGTGCTATTACTCTGTGAAATTCACGGAAGTATTCTTCACGATTTTTTGCATACTTTCGTTCTTCTTTTTTAGTCATTTGGGAAGAGGTAATCATATCTCATTATATAGTATATCATTATTGTAACAGCAATTAATAAAATTGCAACCATTATAACAATCGACCAAGTAACCGTTTGAGCTGCCATAACTTAATTCTCCACCATTTACGTTTTCGTTTGTTTGGTAATATTTCTTTAAACCGATGCATCAAATACCTTGGTCTTTATACCTTGAGTAAAACTCCTTCAAAGACGATTGACATTGACCTTTATTTTCCTCTGGGTATTCGTCTTTATATCCTTTAATTCTTTTCCATTCATTATGAAGTGCTCCAAGTAACCACGCTTGAGATAAACTATGAGGTCCGTTCTCTAATAGTTCAAGATGTCTTTTATTATTACAAAAATTTTTTGCGTAGTCTTCTCTCCAATTTGTATCGTCGTATGTTTTTTCCATTATAGTCCTTCGCTCCAAAAGTTATCAATTGGTGATTGTATGTTTCTTGACATTACAAACAATCCAATATTTGTAAAAAACCAAAGTATATTTATCAACCAAGTATTTCGCCAAAGATATTTTCGATTATACTCTACAATGTAAATATCTCTTTCATTACCCCCTCTTCTAACTATCTGTTCTAATCCTAATGCAACCACAAAACCGATTGCGTAGATGTAAAAGATAAAATTTAGAAAACTAGATGTGAGTAATAAAAGAGATACCATTTAATTGTTACAAGTGTAATATTTATTATATCACTAAACCATCGACATCGCAAGTTTTAATTCTCTTGCGTGATTGAGTTCATCCTCTGCAATCTCTGCAATCTTTTTATCCTCTGGATGATACGCAGAGTATTTGACATAAGTTTCATATGCGTGTTTTTCAATCTTCATATTGATGTCGTACGCATCTATTGGACTAGCGAAATAATAAACAACCATAATCCAATAGTAAAGAAGAACCAAGTGTTTAGCGAAGAATCTATCGATCCAGTGCTCATTGCCTCCACGAGTTTCCATCTCCTCCAAGTGTTCTGTTTCATTTAATGCCTGATAGAAATGTTCCTTCATTAAGTATATATGGTCTTCTCCTCGTAGTCCAAGTGACTCACGAAAGTGAAGCACACTTATGAATGAGAAGTATGGTGCTCTTGCAATGACTTCAAGAACCCAGAATCTTTGAAAGTCTCTACCTCTGTAAAGAAAATCAATGATGTATATTGTGGTGTCTAACACCCAAGTGTTAAATTGTTTCATACCCAAGCGTAATTAATTGATGTGTAAACTGCTATACAAATGAATCCGAATAGAATAGTTGTTGATTTGATTGGTAGATTTTTCATTTGACCTCCTTGATTGAGTCCAATGAAAAAGGATGCTCATGTAGATACGGAACATCCTCTCTTGCGTGTTTTACTGCTTCAAATGCGTCTTCTGCATATTCACCAATTTCATGGTGTTCATTTTTTTGGTCGTGCCAACCTAGTGTGTAGTGGGACATGATAGTTTCAACTCCAGTACACTATTATTTAGTATATCACAATAGGTATAAATACGCATTTATGTGTGGACTCCCACACCTATCACACTCTTTTTCTCCTTATCTTAACAATTGAAATACCTGCTATTAATCCTACAACTAAACCTAGAGATGCTACTGCAACTGTAGTACTGAATACCAATTCAACTGGAACAAACGGTTGTGCTTCCCAAGTGCCTGGCAGTGTATATACTGATGGGTTTGATCCAAAAATCATTTTTTCTCCTCTTGTAAATCAGGTAGTCTCTCCTCTACCCAGTGTTCTTTGTTGTCAATACCCGCAGCTTCAACGTATCTCATAATATGTTGATCTACTTGATGAAAGACAGGATGTAAATCTAAATCCATACGAATATCATGTGCAATCTCTGCAACCTGTTGCTCTGTTAAGCAATGATCAGGATGTAATAAATCACAGCAAGGTATTCTTGATTCAATCAATTCATTCAAATTGATTCTTATTTCGTAGTCTTGGTAGACTGCCATTTTAATTATTTACTTTCTCTATGTATATTCTAGCAGAAAATTTTAGAATTGCAACTTAACAATTCTTATTTAAGTCTTCTGCCATACCACCACCTATCTCTGCACCTTGATTTCCACTGAACATTGTTACCCAACCAGCAGCAACCCAACCAATAATGGGAATATTAGCGACGCTAGGAGCAACACTGGCACCAACACTTGAACCAACGAGCCTTCCTGTTTGCTCTGCTCCTCCGATTGCTTTGATACAAGCTTCTGATTTTCCGTCTCCTTCTTTAACTGTGATTGGTTTGTTGTGAACTGCACCGTCCATCGTGTATTGCTCAACGACTTTAACTTTATTGTTAGCCAATCCAAGAAAGCCACCCTTGGTGTTACTATCCCTTTCCACACGCATTACTTTTGGATCATTTGCTTTATAACTTATCTTGTATCCGTTATGTCCGACTTCTGCTTCATATGATGTATAAGGACCAACTGGTAGGTTGATGCTTGGTAATTTACTTTGACGATTTGATAAAGAACCTATCATACCAATGTGAGATAATCCAATGAGTCCACCTAATCCCAGAGCGAACCATTTACCCCATTTCACTTCTTTCTTTTCCATTATCCTTTCTTAGGTGGTACTGAGGGAGCAAGAACCATTGGTGCTTGTTCAATTCTGATTGTTTGAGCAGGTGCTGCTTGAGTTGCTTTCTCTATAAGCATCTCCATATCCTTTTTGGATACGTTTGCACTACCACCGCCCGATGCTGCATTCTTTTTTCTTTGTCCCGCTTCGACCCCAAAAGTAGCTAAAACTCCTGTGAAGACCGAAGCTATGAAAGTTGGATCAATATTATCCTGTTTCGATAGACCAGGAAATTGAACATAATTTAATGTTAATATTCCACCTGCCCAGATTAAAATCCCAAGTCTTACAAAAGTACTCAGGATTGCCATCTGTTCTTCTTTATCGTCCACTGCCTCTTTTAGTTTCGCTAGAGGACCTTTAGGTTTTACATCTTCTTTTTTTGTTTCAGCCATGGGATCAGAGTATCTATATTATATATAGAAACCCTGACTTTTAAAAACCAAATGGTACTGGAGATGTAGGTGTTGTTGGTGTTGAAGGTGATGGTAAACCTAAACCTGCTGAACCGAGTCCGCTAGGTAATACTGATTCCATTACTTTACTTTTGACGTTTTCGATAATCGCATCCTTGCGTATGAATACGTAACCGCCAAGACCAACAACGGTGAGAGATACAACACCACTTGCAATAGCGATTCCATTTACTATTTTCTGTAACATAATACTATTTAATACAAATTATATATCATACTCGCTACCCTCTCCCATATATTCAAGGGAAACGATATCGTGATTGACGTTCTTATCTTCTCTAAGTAACCACTCTGCAAATTCCTGACGTATCGAAACAGCATCTTTAAGTTGTTCAATATCACCATCTGTACATAGTTCGTTCATTCGGTCTATTGACCAATCATAAGTAGTTCTAAGATTTTTCGTGAAACTGTCCATAATCCTTACGCATATAGCGTCCGAGTATGTTGCTATTATAGTACATTGGTGTCCCGTCGTCAAGTGACTCCATCAGCACGTTATGTAAAAACAATTGTTTTGTCTCTTCGTAGTTTACTTTTCCAAGGGTTGTGTGGAGGGAGAGGATTTCTCTTCTGAAATAGTCTTTTCCAATTTCTCTAATATCTCGTTTAAGATCGTCAGAGCTTCCATAATATCGCTTCCAGTCTGACTCGCTTGTGACCCTTCTCTTTCCTCCTTTAGGTTTTCGTTTCTGGTAGAAATATTTTCTTCCGATATATTGCTTGCCCGACTGGAGATTTGTAATGCGGTAGACGTAACCGAAGAAATTGCCAATATCGTCAGAAGTGAAAGTTGTACCTTTATATAACCAGGGATTTTCATAATCTGTTTCACCCATTCGTTCATAAGTATCTTTATATGTATATATCACTAAATATTCAATAAAGATTGAGTTAGATGACTGTCTATAGAAAAAATATAGTAATCAATGTTGGTGAAACATTTAGTGAGGATTTAACACTACTAAGTGCTGATGGATCTGGTGTTGTTGATTTGACTGGATTTACAGGACAATCACAATTAAGAAAAAGTCCTTTTAATCCACGATTTGCAGATATACAAGTTGGTATTAAAAGTGCTGCTGATGGAGTAATTAATATATCAATCGCAAGCACTATAACAAAATTTCTTCAAGGTGGTAGACATGTATATGATGTTATTCTAACTCGTCCTAGCGGATTTAAACTTGTAGCATTTGAAGGTAATGCCAACGTAAGATCTGGTATTAA